GAGCTCCTCGTCCTATGGGCGGAGCACCTAGTGGAATGATGGGTGGACCAGTACCCAAGCCCGGCGGAATGGCCGGCGGACCACCTAGACCGGGCATGATGTAAGTGCCAGGGGATACTTCTAAGAATCCGCCTGAATCAGGCCTATACATTGCTCTTACAAAGGGCAGAGAATTAACAGACAAACACCGTAGGGCCCTCAAACAGGTCGCGGATACCATACAAGAGACAGGCGAGAGCAAAATGTTCTTGGCTGCTTTTGCGGTTGCGTCGGCTGATATGCGTTACTGGGGAGAAAGACTGATAGTATCCCAGGAAAACGACGGTCTCGAGAAAACAGATCATGCTGCTAAACGGTTTTATATGGCCATGCGCGGGATGAAAGATGCTCATCGACATATACTTGAGATGGATAAGATCACGGCTATGGCTAGAGTAGAGCAAGAAGACCTATCTGTAATAATGGCCTCCTAATGTTCACTGTATGAACATTAAAGTTCATGTCATGAACAGGGGTGTTCACCTGGTGAACGATAAGGTTCATGTGGTGAACGAAGGAAGAACCCATTAAGAATAACAATATAAGAATATAATGGAAAATTTTACTATAGGATGTGATGTTTGTGGTTTTAGTATGGTTTCAAATCAGTGCAGGATAGCCTGCCCTAATTGCGGATACTTGATGGATTGTTCAGATCACTCACTAAACTTACCGGAGGCAAAAGGATATGAAGAAGCCAGAGAAGTTTCACAGGAAAACCTCGAACGGTCATAGAAATGTAGCTATTGACCTTATAGAGGAAGTAGTACCAGACGCAATGTTGATGGATGGGCATGATAATGCTCTTATCGGGTACATAGATCGCTTTGGTAGTGAACCAGTAGCGTGCTATGACTACAACATAGTCATCAAGAACTTGATGAATGACTTCGATGACTACGAAGAAGAGACAGATGCCTACGAAGCTGCAGTAGAATGGTACCAATATAACATGTATGGTGCCTGGGTGGGCGACGGCACACCTTGTTTCTTGATGAGACCGGAAGTTGAGGGGTAAAAACGTAGTAAATGGCTGGAAGTTATTCACTTTACGGAAGGATGGTACGTTAGGAAGCCTGTTTATCAACCGTAGAGCAAGGATCAGGCCCGGAAAGTGGCACAAGTCCGAGTCATACCCGACTAAAGGGTACAAACACCGGCCTTACTGGCACGCAACGGACAGTCCAGAGGCTCCACACCTAACAAAGACGGGTAGAGCGTGGAGAAGGGTGGAATTGAAAGGTGTTACCGAAATGGAACGTCCTTTTTCTCAAGGGGGGTTGTGGTATTTAGCAGACTGGCTCAGGGTAGAGGACGTAAACACGGAAAAATCTTTAAGTTGAGGGGTTATACTTAGCTAACATGGGAAAATACGACAGAGGATTAGACTGGCTTGAGATGGAGGAAGCTCAGGCTCCTGATTATATACCCCCTAAAAAGGAATTAGCAGGGCTGCCTGACATAGTACAGGAACAATACCAAGCCAGGGCAACCCCCACTGTTTCTACGCAGAACCAGGCTTATACGGACTTCATAACAGCTAACCAAGAAGCTTACACTGAAATAACACGTCCACCAGACGAATCCTCTTTCCCCGTTTTAGCAGAACAAGCAGAGCCTGGTGTTTTTGATCCGCGCTCCTGGGCCCCCAAGTTTGTTGATTACTTATTTGGGGACAAACTATCCTTTTCTGATGTGCCTATTGGCGAAGGCCACGAAGCGCAAGTAGCCTTTGAGGATGCCTTGGTAGACCAGTGGGTCTCTGACGTACTGGACGTGGCTAAATACACCGGTGGTTTGACTGGTGCTGTTGCGGGCATTGTTGGAGATTTTCGGAACACTACTGGGTCATGGAGCGACTATTTTGGTGGTACAGGGGATCTTACTACCGCCCTTGCTTCTTCTGCCGGGACCATACAGAGGGCAGGGGACATTTTACTCCCACCACCCGAGTATGCCACAGATGCCGTCGATAAGGTTATATATCGGCAGGATGGTGAGTTGTGGTCTCCCAATCCACAACCACAAGACAGGACATGGAACGAATTTTTATATCATACTTCTAGGTTAGACCTAGAGGGCCTTGGTTACGATGAGGATACCGATCAGGTATTTAGAACCCATGGCTCGAGGGAGGGTGAGGTAATTGACACGACGGACCAGGAAGTAATGAAAGAGTTCGCAAAGTCCGCCATGCTATTTAAAGCACATGAAGCAGACTTGCCAAAAATAAGACTGGACGATAATAACCAACCCATGAATGGTGTACATGTCAGCGAACCTTATTCCGTTGGTACCGACTTGGGCTTTCAGGGATCAACTGAAGAAGTAGTTATTGAAGCACGCGTTGAAGGCGAACTGATAGCCGTTGCGTCGATTCAACAGCTCAATCCCAACGATCCTCCTGCAATCCACTCGCTGGGCTCTAATCCTGCGGAGGGTTTACCCGGCAATGCCGGTATGGCAATTATGCGCATAGCAAAAACAATAGAAGAAAGGTTTTTAGGTCGTCCGATTAGCAGTGCAGATATAGAGCAGATAAGCTCCATTAGTCCAGATGCTGCGAGGATGATACACAAATATTTCACATTGTTAGCCCGGAAGGCTGGAGAGTCGTATCTTGGGGAATGGAAGGGAAGCACTTGGAGACCTAGATAACATGGGAAAATACGACAGAGCACGGAACTGGCTTGACATGGAAGAAGCCCAGGCCCCTGATTACATACCTCGTCCTGTGGAATTAGCGGGGAGGGGTCGTTTTTTGGACAGGGACTATGTGAAACCGCTACCTATTGTAGTACAGGAACAATACCAAGCCAGGGCAACCCCCACTGTTACTACGAAGAATCAGGCTTATAGAGACTACATAGCAGATAACCAAGAAGCTTACACCGAAATATATAAGCCACCTTCAAGCGGGTTTGGTAGTCATGTAGGTCGGTGGGATGAGGCTGAACTTGAAGCTCATCGTCCATGGCGTGGTGGGCCTTCAAGCGCGAGTGGCAAAATCGGCCTCGCGCTCCAGGAAACTCAGCCGGGAGACATAATTACTAGAGAGTCCATAGAGGATGCAATACAGCAATACCACTCTCTGGGTTTCCTGAAGCCCGAATACCAGGAAGCCTTGCTAAATATGCCTATATGGCGGGATACAGACCTACTTTCCATTGGCGGGTATATGGCGGGAGGGGGGGAGGGGATGTATTATGACTTCGCACAACGCGATAATCCCATAGCGCGTCAGGCGGGCATTGTGGGTCACGAGTTTACACATTACATTGACCGTATTTTAGGGAGCATGGATGAGCTTCATGGTTGGACCATCTCTCAGTCTCAGGAGTGGCAAAACGCGCTAGATACACTAGATGCGGAGGGGCGTTATGACCTACACGATCTCGGTGCGCGGATAGACGAAGATGGGACCATAATACCTGAAGATGTTTTGCACCTATGGACTTACTATGCCGAACAGGCTCCTTGGGCTATTCCATATGAATTGCGGCAGTTTTTCCCACAGTTTACAGAAGAGTCCTTTGAGTTGCCAGAGGGATACAGGCAAGTTCGACAGGATGGTCGTTTGCGAATCGCAGACGAGCAAGGATATGCCCCCGAAAAATGGAAAGTACATGGAGCTAGAGGAGGCGAGGCGTTATACAGGGCCGAACAGGCTCCTTGGTATAATGATCCAAATGAATATGATCCTTACTACGACGAAAGTAGGGTTGGTCAATTTCCCCTAAACCAAGAAGTAGGTTGGAATGCTTATGTGACGAAGCTACAGCAAGCCGTGGAAGAGGGAGAAATTATGGAGTATCAGGCATCGGACCTGATTGATCATTATTCACAAGGGGGGACGATGCTCGGGGAGGGTATGGGCGCTGATCCCGACGAGGACTGGTGGAGAATGCGCGACAGTGGGGTAGAATATCTGTCAGACAGAATAGGGGAGTATCCTGGATCGCCTTGGTATGATGAAAGATCGGCAACGACTGAGTTTAACTAATGCCACGTAAAGATCCTCACAGCATTACTGACTGGGCAACAAGCGATACAGGCTTTATCATTGCTGATGCTAAGAAAGACAAAGGCAGGCTAATGCCAGGTCCGGTACAGCTAATGCCACATCAGAAGAAGATACTAAAACATATCTTCAAGAAAGATAGGTCTGGTCGTTTTCCCTACGATGTAGTGGTCTGGTCCTGTCCCAAGAAGAGTGGCAAGACCATGATCGGCGCATTAGTAGGTGAATGGTTCGCATTGACGCAGGAAGCACCCAATGAGATATATGTTATAGCGAATGACCTAGAACAGGCCCAAAGCCGTGTATTTGATAAGATTCGCTACTCTATTCAGAAAAACCCTTCACTGAAGAGTGTAAGGCTTACGAATAGGGAGATAAGGTTCGAGAAGACAGGTACCCGTGTTATTGCTCTATCTAACGACTACGCATCCGCCGCAGGCTCAAATCACGGGCTAACCCTATGGGATGAGCTCTGGGCCTATACATCTACGGCAATGCAGAGGCTATGGGATGAATTGACCCCAGTACCCACCCGTCTTAACTCCATGCGCTTTATTACCACCTATGCAGGGTTTGAAGGGCAATCAGAAACATTATTCGATCTTTACCGGAAAGGAGTGGGTGAAGAGGAATTTGTTGAAGGTATGGGAGAGAGGGTACCCGAACTAGGCGATATACCCTGTTATAAGAATGGTAGGCTGTTTGTTTACTGGGACCATGAACTTCGCAAACACCCGGGCCTTTCAATAACATCACAAGATTATCATGAACAACAGAAGTTACAATTGCGCCCGGCGGCTTATCTACGGTTACATGAAAACCGTTGGACATCTGATGAGGAGATGTTTATTCCCCCGGAGCGGTGGGATGGTTGTGTAGATCAGGACCATACTCCTATGTTAGCCGATGAAGGCAAGTCTTTGTGGATACATGTTGATGCTTCTGTCAAAAGGGACAGTAGTGCGGCAGTAGCCACGTATTATGACCGGGAGACCCGTAAAGTGGTCCTGGCAATGCATCGGATATGGCAACCAACCCCGGATGCACCATTAGATCTTGAAGAAACTATTGAGAAGTATCTGATCGAATTATGGGCTAGATACCGGGTAAGTGGTATTTCATACGATCCTTTTCAATTTCATCGCTCCGCCACTACTTTAGCAAAGCGAGGTATACCGGTAGTGGAATTTGCACAGACTGAACCTAATCTAACGGCGGCATCACAACAGCTATATGAGCTCTTAGAGTACAAGAACCTGGTTATGTACCCCAGTAATGAGCTCAGGAGACAGGCTATGAGTGCAGTAGCCTTAGAGAAAAAGAGGGGCTGGAGGATAGCAAAGGAGAAGACTAGTTCCAAGATAGACTCTGTGGTATCGTTAGCGGCCTCAGCCTACCACACCATCACGCATGGGGCCTATGTAATTGACAAGCCCTTGACTTTGACATCTAATTTCGCAGACGATAGCGCAGTACCTGCGGCATGGAACGAAGAATCTTTACCAGCAATGTTTAGGAATTAATCATGCCAGATCAACCAGAACTTACTCCAGAAGGAATAGCATTTATAAAATCTTATGAAGGATATAGAGAACATCCGTATTGGGATGTACAACAATATTCTATAGGTTGGGGCACTGAAGCCACCGAACTAGATATGATGCGGTGGGATTATGGGCGTTCAGGGTGGCAAGGTATAGATGTGCAAGAAGCAGATGAGCGGTTTAATGGATACATTGATACGATTGCGGTTCCTGAACTGAACAGTATGTTAGCTGTAGAAACCACACCAGAACAATATGCTGGTCTGGTATCTTTTATATATAATGTTGGACAACCACAGGCCACTGCAGCTATTCAGGCTGTGAATCAAGGGAATTTGCAAAGTGCGGCTTATGAGATGAATAGGATCAAGTATGCTGGCAATCAAGTAAACAGCGCACTGGTAAGTCGTCGAGCAGATGAAGTTCAGTTTTTGATGGGTAGTGTTCCTGAGAGAGCCACTCAATTTGAATCACCTAGTGGCCCTCCTAGTATACCAGGAGTCAAAAATTATGCTGATAGCACAAGGTTTCGTGAGTCTCAAGCGGGATTTCAACCCATAGAACAAACAATCGGTGATCGCCCACCAATTACCTATCCTGACAAAATACAATCAGGATTACGAAGCAGAGGCAGACGCACGTCACCAGATGATTCGAGGGCTAGTAGATGGGCAATGTAAACGTAAGCGGCTTAGAAGAAGCTGGCTTGTCTATTGACCAGTTCAAGACCACTACAGGTGAATATAGGGTGCCTGTTAGTGTGGAAAGCCAGGAGGAAACTCCTATGTATGCGGCTGGCAATGCTATAGTTGCTGATGAAGATATGGGTCAAGAGTTGGAAGAAAGGCTCAAAGAAAGCGGCAATAGAGCCTGGAAAGACGATTATGTAGGCCATGTTGTAATGAGGTCTCCAGAAGATGAAGGCAAGAAGATGTGGATCAAAAGCCAGTTAACAGGCAAGTGGATTGGCCCTTTGGTGGCAGTTAAGTCAATACCGAATGACAGTTATTACCAGTGGGTGAATGAGGATATAGTGATTGCTGTAGACTCTAAGATAGGTAGAGAAATAGGATTAATGGAACGAGGTGGAGCAGCAAAGAAATGAGTACCACTAGACAAAGAGTAGAAATTTATTGGGGAGACCAGCCACCTGGGCTTGAAGAGATGGCTTCTCCTGCGCCAACTGGAGAAATGATCTTTAACCCTGTCGATGTGGGTATGTTAGGGCGTGCATCAGGATCCAGGGAACCTGGCACATTACCAGGAATAGGACGAGCATCTGCCGTGCACGGTAGTAATGTAGCCGCAATAGCTAGTGCAACAGGGCAATCGGAATCCTCGGTGGAAGGGAGTTTAGGTAATCTAGCAATGCCGATGGTAGGAGGAGACAGTGGCTTTGATGCACGTTCTAATCGTATTGCACATCACACTAATGTACTACAACAAAACAGAGTGATTAAAAGAAGTACTGGCGCGTGGTCTGGTTTAGGAGATAATTGGGGTGCGTCTCATGGCTATGGCTATGGCGGTGACGATGAAGGTGGCGGAGAAGGCGGAGCAGGCGAAGGAGAGACACGACCTGATATAGCTTTACCACCACACGTAGAGACTACTGGCCATAATACAAAAGAATATGAAATTATGATGCTTACGGGCTTGGACCAACACGGTATCAGGTTGTGGGCAGAAGAGCATGGATATAGCTTTGAAGAAGCAATTGATCAACTATTTGCTGAGTTTGTGCCTACGGAATGGAAGTCGCCCTGGGAACAGCATTTGGAAATGTCGGGGTTTGCTGAGGGCACTAGTTTAGAGGAAGCGTGGACTCAGATTGGTTTAGATCCTACATCAGTGGAGTTATATGAGGGCCCAGAGGGAACTCGGGACCATTGGGAACATGACAGGTCTCAGGGTTTAACGACATTACCATTTGGTGAGTGGGCACTTGATCGATGGCACTTAGGGGCATTTGAGGACGGTAAAGAGAAAGCACCCCTAGATGATGAAGCGGGTTTAGCTGCAGATGATTGGGAATTGTATGAAGAATGGAAAGCAAAAGCAGAAGCGGAAGGTCTACTAGATGAGTTTTTGGCTAACAAAGCAGATTTTATTGCTGAAATAACGCAGATGCCTGACGGAACACCAGCAATACAAACTGGGCCAACAAAGGATACCGTATCCCAAGATACGGAGGAACCTGTAACTGAAACGACATCCCAAGAATCAGCAGAAGAATCTCAAACAGTAGAACCTAAATTTAATCAGTATCAAATGGATATAGCAGCATCACATGGATATTTTGGGGATAATGCTTATGCGGACTTTTTGGAGGGCTGGGAAGATCCAGAGCCAGAAGAAGATGCGCCAGCATCAAATCAATACGAAGAACAGTATAAAGAATGGGTGGATGAAATCAATGAGACAAGTCCGGTGAACGAAAACTTTGGGGAGATGCCAGGTCAAGCAGAGGAAACAGGATGGGCTGGTATGGACGAGAAAGAAAAACAACGAAAAAGAGGCGAACATTGGGAGATGATGGAGCAAGCTAACATGGCCGAGGGTTGGTAGAAATAGGGAATTGTGTAGTACAATAGGAGTATAATATGGCAGACGACCAAATGAGCCGGGAAGCCGATTTATTAGAGAAGTTCTATCGTGCTAAAGCAAAGTGCAGTAAGTGGCACGGACGTATAAAAGAACATGAACAGTTCTATGATTTAGAACATTATTCTGATGCGTCTTTACCTGGAGAAAAACGTATTACTCTTACTAAGGCTACTAATGTTGTAGACCTTGCTGTGGGTATATTAACTGCAAACGAACTAACCATTCAGGCTGTTTCTCCTGAAGAAAGCGAAAGCATTAAGAAGGAGGCTAGTTTAGTAGAGCAGTTCTTAGATGGTGTTATCTACATAAACTCCGAAAGACAGGAAACTGACCTGAGATATGACTGGACATTTTATCAAGTACGGGATGGGGCAGTTGGCCTAAAGACCGTATGGGATAACGGTTTTGATAAAACCTTACGGGTGGAAGCCGATGAAGAGGGGGCTCAACGTGCCGTTTATGATCATCTACCTTTATGTATCAATGTTCTCCCTGCAAAGTATTTATTCCCTGAGCCAGGTGGAAAACTTGGTAGATGGAAGCACGTATTTTACGCTATTGAGCGCAGTATTGATGACATGGAGCGTGAGTATGGCCCGATGGAAAAATACAATAGCATGTCTGATAAGCAGAAAGAAACCAAGAAAGGCGATTTTATTGACTATTGGGGCGAAGTTCAGTTACCTGACGGTAGTTGGGCAATTGAGAATGCGACTTTATTTGACAATCGTCTGTTAGATGGTCCTCGTATTATGGAAGGATATAGTGAGATACCAATTACTATGATGTTCTATAAGCCGATAGGGCATGTCAATCCGGAAGATTGGGGCCACTCTATTCTCAGACCGGTGATGGGAATGGTGAAAGAACTGGAATGGCGTATCAATCGCCAGACTCGTTTATTGAATGTATTCGCTAATATGCCGTTGATAGCAAGAACACGAGATGGACGGCCTATAAAGGTTGACTCATCCTTTGGTGATGTAGTTAATTTGAACGAAGGTGAAGATATTGCTTTCCCGGTATGGCCCGGAACAGCCCCTGATTTCAAAGATCAGATGGCAATGGTGGCTACCGAGATAGCAGACGCATCTTTCCCGGCTGTAATGTATGGCGAGGGGCCAAGTGCGGCTTCAGGTTATGCATTATCACAACAAGGAGATGCTGGACGAATACGATTAACACAACCACAGAAACAACAAGAGCGGTCACTAGCAGTATGGGCACGCAAGACACTTACATTATTGCGTAACTTTGCACCCGAATATACAGTTGAAGTATATGGCGATAAGTCTGGTGCACCATATAGCCAGGAGCTTACCGGACAAGATACAATGGGCTTTAGGGTCAACTTCCAGTTGAAACCACAATTCCCCAATGATGAGACTCGAAAGGTTGCTATGTCTACCCAAACTAAAGATACCTTGTCGGCTGAGACCCGAATGGAGAAATACCTCGGGATACAGCAGCCGGACCAGGAGACTACCCGCATATTACGTGATATGGCTAGGAAGCACCCCATGATGGTGGAATATCAGATGATGGCCTTATTTAGGGAGTTAGCTGGAGAGGGTGACGAAGCGGCACGTATGGTTTTAGAGAGACTAGAACAGGGCGGCGGAGGTCAGGGAGGCCCAAGAGGCCCAGCACCTGGAGGTCCTAAGCCGGAACAATCACCGGGCTTACCCTCTGCTGTTAGAGGAGCAGTAACTCAACAAGAACAGGGCTTTGCACCAGCCGGACAAGAGCCCTCTGAAGATGTATATAAAGTAGTGAATTCAATGCAAGGCGTACCAATGGGATAAATATGGCAGATAATCGACAGTTCAAAGTAATGAAGTTATGGCATGGATTAGGCGGAGATGCTGATAAGCAGTGGAGGAATGTGATGAATAGATATCCAAGGGAAAGGAACGCATTTAGTAGCTTAACTCCTGCGAAACGTGACTACCTAGACCGTACATACGGCGAATCGGAATCAAATGAATGGTTGTCTATGATGAGCGGGACACCTAGACTAGGAGTTTAATTATGGCATTATTTCCACCTGATTTGACAGAAAGAGCAAGACAAAGAAGAAGCAGAGGATCTCGGTTACAGACTAGAGCAGCTCGTGGAGCAACTGAAGATACTGCAATGGATATTGCTAGTTCCAATAAGTGGCGAGAGCAATATACCCCACCACGTGCTAGAAATATTGCTGCAGCAGCGCAAGAATCTATACCTGCAACACCTGGCGCAGGGATGACTTCTGAACAAAGTCAAGCTGTAAGTGCAAACCAGAGGTTTCTTGCAGATAATCCGGACCTAGACCCAGGTAGTTATGAGCATGAATTTATTAGGGCAACGGAGCCACGTCGTAAGGACTATGCCCCGCAAGAAGGGGGAGCAGCAATTGGAACAGGAGTTTCACCTCACTGGGAACCTGTGCCCGACGTAGCACGAGTGGATCAAGAAACCTATGACTTTTTACAGCACCTGAAGGAGCAAGGGTTGTACGAAGATAATCAGGAGATTTCAGATTGGATGCAAGATGCTATCGATGATCATTTAGCAGGAGTTTTAGATGAAGGTGATGTTTATGCGATGGAGCCAGAGATGGTTGTAGAAAATACACCACCCTCAATAAGATATGGAATAGCTTTACCTCCTGGTGCAAGAGGTGTATCACCAGTACCATACCAACCAAGATCTTACTAAAGCAGGAGTTTAATTATGACACATGTTAGAGGACATAGAGGCACACGAAAAGATAGGTTACACCGTAAACCACCTGCACCACCTGTGGTGGAGCACTTTGATGATCAGTTTATAGACCAAAGTCCTCGTGGTTATACTATTAAAAACGAAGCAGTAATAGACCAAATTATAAGAAGGAGAAGTGATAGGGAAGCGTATGGCTTAGGGATAAGGAGACCGCCCAACATGCAAGGTGGTGGTAGGGATTCGTCAGATATATCTAGACATGAGGTTGATCCACGGCGCGATGAGAGATTAGTCTCACATAAATTCACTAGCGACTTTCCTGGGTACGATATAGATGCTACGGTGACGGTAGGGGGGCCCGAAGACCCATACGAAGAAGAAAGAGATTCTTTTATGCAAGATTTGATTAACCAGCCGGATGTTTATGCTGGACTGGTAGGAGGGCCCGCAGACTTATTCGGGGGACTGGCTTCAAAATACATTGAAAGCATATATGACTTTCCTGAAACAGAAACTAAAGAACAGGCAGAAAAAAGAGCAGCCGACCAAAATCTAGAGGTCACTTCGGATGAAGCATATCTATGGTTTTTCCGACATCAAGTTGACGGAAAAGGAAAAAAACGGGTAGAAACTGAACCTGTTGGAGGAAGTGGACAGACGACATTCTATTGGGTACCAAATCCTGATCAAAAATCATATGAAATTGGTGATGAAGTGTTTTGGATTGACAAATCTAGATGGGCCCATGCAGATGCGTATATGAAACAAATAACAGAGGCAACCCAACTTGCCATCAAGAATAGAGATGAGTTAATAGATTTAGAAGAATCAGGTGTAATGGGAGGACAATCAGGTATATCACCCACTACGCCTATAGACTATGGAGAACACAGACCTGAGATTCGGCCTGAAAGAGACTCATTTGGCCGGATAATTCTGCCTCCGGATAGTGATGCTGTTCTTGAGCGGCCAGGTGACTGGGAAGATACTATTAAAGTAGGAGACAAAGACGCAGAAGCAGAAGCTGACGAAAAAGTAGACGCAGACACTACCGTAGCAGCGGTTGAGCTTGAAGGTAACTATGGAGATAATGTAGTCAACCCAATACGCAGGTCATCATATAAGTTACCGAGCGATCCCGATTTTAAAGCAAAAGCTACAGACGAACAAAATGCGGCCTTTATTATTCGGGAAGTATTTGGATTGGCTGAGGGTAGTAAACGGCAAAATCCTTACACGTTAGAGACATTAGAGGATGCATTTTTTGAACATAAGTGGTCTGAACATGATTGGGAAGGTAATCCCCCAGGCGAGATAGACCTGAACCCACCATATCTACAAGAAGGCATTGATGAAGGATATCAAGAAGCAATGGATACACGTGGTGGCCCATTCAATATGGCGTATGAAGGAGAACACAAACCGGCTATTGTTGAATGGGCTGTGGATATGTTAAAATCCCAATATGGCTATAGCGACCAAGAGATATTAGACCAGATGAATGCAGGCTGGGCTTATTATAACTATACTGCTGAAGAACTTGCTGGAGGAGGGAGTGGGCCTGAAGTTCCTAAGAGCCCAGTTACCACCCCTTCGGAGCCAGGCACATTAGGTAATGGCGACAATATAGCTGGTAATGATGGTAATCAGGCAGGTGAAGCTAAAGGTTGGGCGCGTGACCTTAGAGAACATGTGGCGATGGGAACTAGTCAATTGGAATTAGCGGGTGAAGCTCCTTATTGGTGGGAAGGTTATCTACCACAAGAGGTTAATCCCGACTCTATACATATAGCTACCATGAACGCAATCATGCCATTTTTATCTAAGTCAGACCAACAGAAATTAGGATTCCATCTAGCTTTAGCTTTAGGGGAAGGTGGAGGTTTGGATGCTTATAACTTTATAGATGGGTCTTCATTTTATGGTGACGAAAGTTGGGAAGATTTGATATACAACCCAACACGGTGGCGAAATTTATATGACACATTAGTCAACTTACGTAAACATTTCCAAGACGAATTAGGCCCCAATACTGTTGAGGCTAAAAATCTCATACAATTGGATTGGCTTGTCAATATTGTGCAAAGAGCTAAGAGGATGTTCTCAGCAGGTAGAATGTCCAGAATGGAATTAGAGCAAGCTAAAAACCAACTACAACAATGGTTTAGTGAAGCTGAAGCTAATAACGATCCTACTAATCCCAATTGGGCTGAAGGGTATGGCCCACTACTAAAAATGATTGTCGAGCCCTATGTTTCGTATCTTGAATCACCCTGGAAGGATATTCAAGAGGGAGAAGGGACACAAGAATATGGTAGATAGGACAATTAAATGAGTAATGGTAGAAGGCCAGACGACCTTGTATCGTCTGACGTAATCGACAACGCATTAAAAAAAGTAAGAATAACATCTGGCCCTAGTTCTGTTACTCCTGCAAAAAGAGTCGGGAGTGTAGAGCAACCTATACCCGTTAGAACAGGTAGCCTCACTGAGATGGCAGAAGGCCAGCGTGAACAGGTAGAGGAAGAAAGAAGAGACTCGGTTGTTACTCAGGTCAAAGAACCAGATCTCGTTGCCTATCCTCCACTTGTAGAAGAGGAAGAGCCTGTACCAGGCTCTGATGTATCTTTATTAGACAAAACTCCACAAGAAATTCAGGAAGAGGTACAAACAGTAGAAGAGCCTAGAAATGATGGTGCGTTTGCATGGTACCCGAAATTTCATGCGTCTGTTGATAAAGGTCAGGCGGATGAAATTTCTCCGGCTGTTATAACAGCGATTGTTCAGGCTAGGTCAGCCGGAGATGAAGAATATATATATGGGGATGCGTATGGTTTGTTTGGTATGGGCGCATCTGAAAGAGCATATGTACAGCAAGTATTGCGCGAAACTGGAGAACTTGAACCCGATGAAGTAATGTCGGTCAAAGAATATAATGATTGGCGGGGCGAGCCCGATAACCAAATAAATTTTTATGCACCCATGATTCATGGGTTTGTGTTACGTGGAGT